TCGAGGCAATAGACGGCAAGAAGTTAGGCGAGACTGTCAGCGCAACTATCACAGGCGCACTTTCATTCATCAAGACCATTGCCGATGATAAGGAACTTAGAGACGATATCGGAGACGATATAGTAGGTTTCCTTAATGGGTTGGATTGGTACAACATTATCTATGGTGCATTGTCAACAGCAGGTAGCATAGCACTTGCTATCTTTGACATACTTCATAAGATCATCACTGAAACCGATTGGGTAGCTCTTGGCACGGGCATTTACAATGGCTTAAAAGATGCACTGATAAGTATTGATTGGGAAGAATTGCTGTCTGACATTAGTGGCATTATTTACGCTATCTTTGAGAACGCAGCATTGATTGCCAATGAGATACTTAAGGATGCAGGTAATGATTTGGGAGCTGCATTCTCTATTGCTATCTATGGCGGTTATTTTGACGAGTCCACAGGTGAATGGATAGACATTAAGAAACAGCACATGGCAATGGCTGAGGAAATCGCAGAAGGTGTTACAGGTATTTTCGGCGGTTCTTGGCTCAATCTCAATCCGTTCAATCAGTATGAGCAAGTAGCAGCTACAATGCCATTCAACCCTAACAACGGTTCTAATTACAGCGCATTGCTTGGTCAGATTGGTAGCCAGACAACGGGCATTCCGCTTGTACCTGAGGACGCAGAGAACTTCGGACGTATCGTAGGGTTTGTCTTTGACAGGATCACAAGTAGATTTGGTCCAGTAGCGGAAGTAATGGGCAACCTGAAAGAGAATATGGACGATATTGTTGATTATAATACGACAATGTTCGGTGATGTTATTCCTGGATACGGTGATGCTCAGACACACTTTTTGCAGTCAATGTTTGGCAATAATGGTATCCTTGTCAAAGGCGGTAGGAATATTAAGACAGCGTCAAAGTCTTGGAAAGACTACGCGACAGCCCTTGATGATGCTACTAACGGTTCTAAGAACCTTTCCGCTGAGACAGGTGCGCTTGACACAGCCGTTACAACAATGTCCGAGGATATAGTAAGTCCTCTTACTAACTTCAAGAATACGTTTAACGGTGCTAAGGATAGTGCTTCGAGGGCTATCAACGATACTAAGACTAACTTTGTTAATGGCGTAAACGGTATGAATACGGCACTTGTAACACCCCTGTCTACGCTTAAGAGTAGTGTTACAGGCACGTTCAAGGACATTAAGAAAGGTGCGGTCGGAGCTATCAAGGACACGAATACCGAACTGACAACGCCTTTGGATAACGTCAAGAACAAGATCGTTACAGCGTTCAAGAACACCAATACGGAACTTAGCACGCCTATAACAAATATCCGTAAGCGTGGCACTAATGCTATCAACGGTACTATAACCGATATAGCAACGCCTTTGACTAATCTTAAGGATAAGATAGTCAATTCCTATAAGGACACAAATAAGGATCTGAATGCGCCTGTATCCGCTATCAGGAAGCAAGCACCTGACGCTATTAACAACTCTACTAATGACCTGACAAGCCCTTTGGCTACGTTTAAGGACGCAATAGTAAACGGGTTTATGGCTATCCCTAAGATGCTGAGGGATCAGGACTTTGTAGGCAATGCGACAGGGCTGTGGAGAGACGTTAAGAATAACATTATCCCTATCGGTAATAGTATCCTGACGGCAGGTGAGTTAATTGCTAACGGTATAAATGCCGCATTTACCAATTTGAGCAACAAGATCGGCGGTTATACGCTGTCATTGCCTAAAGAGTTTGGCGGTGGAACTATCAGATTTAACTTCCCTAAGTCATCAGACATAACAGTTCCGAGAATACCTGCAATGGCTCAGGGTGGCTTAGTAACAAGTCCTACGACAGCACTTATCGGTGAAGCAGGACGTGAGGCTGTTATGCCCCTGGACAACAACACGGAATGGATGGATATGTTGGCAAGTAGGCTTGTAGTCGGAATGTCTGGCGCAACAATGTATGACAACAACGATAGACCGATACAGGTACACGTCACGCTTGACGGTAGAGAGATTTATCAAAATCAGGAAAAAGTAAGACGTTCAATCGGTTATAATGTAGGTGGAGGTGCGTTTGCATGAGTATCTATGTAAAAGGCAAGTTTGCTTCACTTAATAACTTAGACGTTCCGATGCCTAAGTTAGAGAGTGGTACGCAACAGCGAGTAACACTTGTTGACAGTGCAAGAACGGCTGACGGAGTGCTGAGGGCACAAAAGATTGGTCGAGATCAGAGTAAGGTACAGATGACGTGGGCAGCTATGTCTCCCGAAGAGTGGTCAACTATCTTACAGTTCTTTGACGCTAACTTTTACTTTCAGTTTACTTATATGGATATGGTAACTAACAGTTGGCAGACACATAAGTTCTACATAGGCGACAGGGAGGCTACACCGTACTTTGTAAACCCTGTTACGGGCAAGCCGAAGTTCTACAAGGATTGTATGGCAAACGTAATTGATTGTGGAGAGGTAAACAACTAATGATTGGTGCGCATTTAAGAAAGTTTTGGCAGGACGCTATGGATGAACTTATCCGTCCCCAGATTGATGTTAAGTTGAACTTCTCTAAGGGGGGCAGTTCGGCACAGACATATAATTCGTCATGGCGCCAATCCAATACAAGTGCATTGCCTCAAAATATAGGTGGAAAGTGTTATGCTTATGCCAATCAACTTAACGGGAATGGGTTTAGATTAGGGGATGCAAGGTGTTTGTTGAATAATGATAGCGGCCAGTACCTTACCACATGCCCTAATAATTCCGCCTCAGAATCCATAGTTTCTGATAGCACAGAACAGGTATTGTGTTTGATAACACCTTCAATCTCGGCGAACGGAAGAACAGCGTTCAAATTCCTTTTTTGGAACTTAAAGGACATTGATTTGAAGATTGAGGCATTAGATGCGGTGAATTTAACAGCAAATGTTATTGATACCGCAAATGTAAATGTTCACTTTGATAATTATGTTGAAGAGTGTACTGCTGACGTAGATTATAAAACCCTTTTCCCTTCTTGGGATTCTGCGACGTATAAGGCTATGAAAGTGTCTTATACAATCCCGTCAGGCGATAGGTTGTTATTGTGCGGTTGTTTTTCGCCTTCGGATTTCTACTTTACATTTGAAACGGCTGATATAGTCAAGATCGAATACAATCAGGAAGTTGACTTGCTTTCGTTAAGTGTACCGTCTCAGGAAATGAGAGTTACCATATATGACGAGAATAGTATATTCGACCCTACAAATCCTGATGGTTATTATGATGATTTTGTTAATGGTATGCAATTAAATCATTTTATCGGGGTGGAAGGAGCATATCTCAGGACTTTGACGTTGTATTCAACAAGCGAAGTATCTTACGCTAAACATCAACTTACCATAGATTTTAACACTAAATTACAGACAGATACGACAACTGACTACATTCAAGGGATAAGTAATAGTGCGGTAGCTGATACTGACTTAGCGGAGAAAAACGCATGGGATGGTAATTGGTATTTATCTCACAACATAAATACAACGGCAGGGATGGCGGAAAGAACCTGGCAGGGTGAATTAAAACAACTTAGGGCTAATAGCGTGGGCGCAATGATATTGTACAACAAGACATATTACCCTACGCAAGAGCTATTTGCTATGCCTATAAATGATATCCCTAACCCGTCTTTCTACTATAAGATAAGTGCAAGAGACCTTAAAGACACTTACGCAACGATAGAGAAAAGACCGTTACTTGGCACAATCAAAATTGCTAAGTATCGTTATTATGTATCTTCCGAGACCAAACATACAACAGTAACCGCAAAGGCTGATGATAGTAAGCGTCGTGTTATATTTACTTTGCCTGAATGGAGTAGGCAATATTGCACTATTACTAACGATTGGGTTTCAGGGGTTGCATTGGATGACGGATCAACTGTACTGCCTCAATATTGGAATACTATTATTGATAAAGACAATGTAAGCATTATTGCTTTTTTTGGTGTTGATGTGCAGTCAGGGACATTTATAGGTGATTTTGCTATTTGGGCGCAAGAAATGATAGAGACTGTTTCCGAAACCGTCAATGACAATGGGGAGGAGTGTTATATAGACAATCCTTTGGTTACTACTGACGAGCAGGTACAGGCTATTATAGACAATGTAAAAACAGCATACGAGCGTAGGGAAGTTTATAACGCACAGTGGGCGCAGGATTGGAACATCGAATTGGGTGATGTAATCTACCTCGACACACAGTTTGAAAGTAATGTAAAATGTGTAGTAACAGGCTTGAAGTTTTCTTATCCTGGACTGTGGGGGGAGATCACAATGAGGAGGTTAGGTTAATGGCTTGGACTTATACGAAAACCGATTGGGCTAACGGTGACTTTTTCGATTATGCGCACTATAACCGTATAATCGACAACCTTGACTACCTCAAAAACCAGTTCACGGCTTTTACTTGGGACTTCAACCCTACGCTCAATTCTAAGACAATAAATGACTATTTGACCTATCAGGAGCACGACGACTGTACCGAATTGGCAAAGCGTTTGTTGTTCTCTTACATCAAGAGGGATGATGACTTCGCATTCCGTTCTAATGCGGTTGCAGGACAGCCTGTATGGGATGCTTTAGAACTTAACAGTATTGAACAAGCCTGTCAGGACGCATACGACAAACTACAAGAGGGAGTTACGCTCTATTATCATAAGCATTCTACGCTTGCTGCATGCACTCACGAAGAGTTAGGGTACTATGTTCACGGTTCACTGTATCACGGCTATATCGAGGGCGTAGACGTTCCGTCCGAGTGGGACTATGAGTTGTACAACTATGATTGTGACGGTACGCTTGCCACTTGGATAAGAGACGACAGTTTTGAAATATTCAACGATACGAACTCGCCTAAGGATTGGGAAATGGTTATCAGTGGTAATACTACTAAGACAGCCGCGAACGGCACTGCAATAGGTGCTATCGGTATCAATCCTAACACTCAGTCTGGTAGCCGTAACTGTTTTATCGAAGTAGGCTTAAGACCTACGGGACTGTATCTGTATAGGACGGGTGACTTGAGTGGTACGCATAATCAGGTATTCCCCTGTACCGTAATGGATAAGGAGATAAAGATAGTCAAGACAAATCAGACTATCGACTTCTATGTAGAGGGTGTGCTTATCAACACGTTTACGATCACAAGAGCACTAAACAATATGGAAGTAGGCGACAGGGCTATACTTCATGTAGGCGGCTGGGAAGGCACAGGCGGTACATACTACTTTGACGGACACATAAACTACTTTAAGTTCAAGTATACATCATAAGGAGGAAAAACAATGGCAACAACAACCCCTAATTATGGCTTAACAAAGCCCGACTTATCCGAACTGTACGACATTGGCGTTCAGAATACCAACATGGATTTGGTAGACACGCAAATGAAGCAGAATGCGGATGATATAGACGATATGTCATATCACGCAGGGGACACATTAGACCTTACGCCTGGTGTGTTTGCAGGACGTTTAGGTAGTGACCGAAAGACAATTCATTTTATTATTCCCCTTACTAAGCCTTTTGGTTCGGATGTAACAGGTTTTTCCTTGCCTGGGAATTTTACTATTTTTCATTCCTCAGGCGGTATTATGCAGGATACTAAGGTGTTATCCACAGTAGGCACAGTTGCGTTTTACAATAGAGGAAGAAGCTACGGATTAGGTGTAAGGCTTGTACTTACTACTGTATCTTCCATGACAGCAAATAGACCTGTATGTCTTTACGCTAACTCAGGGTGTACACTTGTGTTATCATAATCATAAAGGAGGTATCGGACTATGACAAAGAAGTTTTGGAAAGCGACAGCAATTAGAGCACTCAGGACAGTAGCGCAGACAGCGGTGGCTACTATCGGTACAAGTGCTGTTCTTACAGACGTGAATTGGGGGCTTGTTATCAGTGCGAGCGTTCTTAGTGGTATCCTGTCAGTTCTTACCTCAATCTCAACGGGCTTGCCCGAAGTGGAGGCAAAATAAATGAATCCGTGGAACTTGATACCGTGGGGCATATCCGCTGCTTCACTTGCAATAGCAATATTCACTTACGCTAACAATAACCGTAAGGGACTTAAGGACGCTGTAACAGAGAGAGAAAGCCGACTTAATCACATCAACGAGGGCTTACTCAAAGCCAATATGAAGTTGGATGCCGTATGTGCTACAACTAATGAGACACGGACGGATGTCAAAGCATTGAACACTTCACTAAGCGAGATAGACAAGAGAGTATCCGTTATTGAACGTGATATGCAGACAGCATTTATGCGAATAGATGAACTCAAAGAGGGGAAAGCAGACAAATGATATCTAACAGCGGTTCAGACGAAAACGGCAGGTATCACGGAGGTAAGGCAGGAGATCAGACAGGCGGTGAGTGGCGCATACGCACTTGGTATAATCGCCCCTGGAATTGCGTTTTAAGACACCCTAACGCTGACGTAAGGAATTTACTTACGGAAATGTCTACCGAGGCTGCAAACAACGATATGGTAGGCTACGACCAATGGCAAAGGAACACCTATTGGGACGCATTAGTTAAGGCGCATTATATCCCGAAGAACATAACGACCGCTTGTGAGGCTGATTGTTCCGCAGGCGTTATGTCTAACGTCAAGGGCATAGGCTATCGCTTAGGCATTAAGGAATTACAGAATGTCCCGATAACGACTACTAACTATATGAGGTCAGAACTCAAGAAAGCAGGGTTCGAGGTTCTTACGGATAAGAAGTACCTGAAATCGGATGAATACTTACTTCCTGGAGATATTCTATTGAACGACAAGAGCCACACGGCTGTTAATGTATCCCGTGGTGCTAAAGCTGTTAATTTGGATAAGATCACAGAGTTTGTAAGACGGTTTTACGGGATGGTTCTTAACCGCACACCCGATAAAGAGGGATTAACTTATTGGGTAGAGAGAATAGCCAATAAGAAGAATACACCGTCTCAGGTTGCGTATGGGTTCTTCTTTTCCAAAGAATTACTGTCTCAAAACTTGAGCGATGAGACGTATGTAACTAAACTGTATTTGGCTATGTTAGGCAGACAGCCCGATGCGGTAGGCTTTCAGTTCTGGGTATCTACCCTTAAGAACGGTAAAGACCGTAAATCTGTCTTTGAGGGATTTGCTAATAGTCAGGAATTTAACACTCTTGTAACGTCATACAGCATTAGTTGATATAATGAGGATATACAGGCACAATAAGACCTTTAACAGCCTTGGAGGTGCGTATGAGCGAGAATAATGACAATATCGTAATGAGTAGGTACGCATTCGAGCGAATGCAGTCCAAAGATGAACGTAACGATAAGTGGCGCAATATCATTATTATATTGCTCATTATCCTGTTAGTCGTTACAAACGGAATGTGGCTTATAGCATGGAATAACTATTACGTTGAAACAGAGACAGAGACTTACGAGGTTGCGCTTGATGCGGATGACGGCAGTAATGCTAACTACATAGGGGAGGACGGTGTTATAAACAAAGTCAGCGACGATCAAAGTAACGAGACGTAGGCGTAGACGTAGGGTGAGGCGTAGATAAGTGCTTATTTTGGATGACGTAACAAATGAAGATATTGAGCGCGCTATTGACTCTTTTATCCATAGTGAACGCGATAGGCGAGTATTAAAGCGACGGCTCATTGACGGTATTTGTTATGAACCCTTAAGCGAAGAGTTCCAAATGTCAGTCAGGCAGATAAAGAACATTGTCTATAAGGCAGAACAAAAACTGTTTAAGCACTTATAACCTTACATTGCACGATAATAGCACGATAATTGCACCTTGACTTCATCGTCAAGGTGTTTTTGTTTTGCGACAATATCGAGTTGGCAGGGGCTTGCAGTTCCTGTGTTTAATACGTTTGGCAATATGCCGATGAATAACAACCTTATCCAACAGTATAAACAGTTCAGAAGTATGGTTAGTGGCGATCCTAAGCAACAGGTACAACAGATGCTTAACAGTGGTCAGTTAAGCCAACAGCGGTTCAACGAATTGATGAACACAGCCGAACAGTTACAACGGATGATGCGATAGGGGACAAAGTAATCCCCTGAGGGGAAGGTTGATGCAAGCCTCAGGGGAACTTCACAGGAGTTGTCGTTGCTATTATGTAGCAAGCACTTTTATTTTACTTAATTTTTCTTTTTCTTGCAAGAACTGAAAATAAATAATCACAAAAAGGAGATTTAACACATGAGTTTGACGACAAACGACATGAGCGCAGCAGATATTGCGGCTGTATGTGGAAACAGCAGAGGCGGAGACGGCTTCGGTTGGGGCGGTGACGGTATCTGGTTCTTAATCCTCTTCCTTGCTCTTATCGGTAATGGCGGCTGGGGTAACAATGGCGGGTTTGACGGAAGAGGGGGCTTGACGGTCCCCTCTTCTTTTGGTAATATCCTATTGCCCAATAATTGATTTATAACCCCCGATTACTTCCCTCCACGGATGAACCTGCGGGGGTTATAATTTTGCCCTCATATTGACATTGTGAATTTCAGTGTTGACAGAAAAACAATGTAAATGTACAATAATGGTAGTTCATAGATTGGAGGGAGGCAAGTGGCAATTCATCCATGTAGAGGCTGTAAGTATTTCAAGGAATGCGGCGATAATATGCGAACCGTACCTTGTAATGGTAGAGAAACAAAAGGAAGGAGGCGAGCAGATGCAGTTTCACGAAAGAGTCAGAAAGCACCTCAAGGACAACGGCATTAGTCAGCGTTGGCTGGCTAATAAGACGGGACTCAATCCGCAGACATTATGGCGTTGGGTACAGGGACAGCGAAAGATGCCCGTAGAGGCAGCAATCAAGATCAGCAAGGCACTTAATTTGCCTATCATCGAAGAGGAGGACAACTAATGAAACTTGAGTTCAGAGAGTTAAGGGCAGACGAGATTGACTGCCGAGTAGGGATGTGTAGACCGAACGGGTGCACACTGTTGCTTTACAAGGACGCCAGGTGCGATATGAATATCCTTGACGAAAGCGTAGGTGCTATGAATTGGCAGAGAAAGCACACAAGAGATAATGCTAACTGTATTGTTTCCATTTGGGACGATGATAAGAAGCAGTGGATTGAGAAAGAGGATACAGGAACAGAGAGCAATACTGAGGCTGAAAAGGGACTTGCGTCTGACAGTTTCAAGAGAGCTTGCTTCAACTGGGGTATCGGTAGAGAACTGTACACAGCCCCGTTCATTTGGATACCGTCAGACAAGTACGAGAAGAACGACAAAAATCAGCCTAAGGTTGGGTTCATTGTAACGGAAATGACGGTCAAGGACAGAAAGATCATTTATCTGTCTATTGCCAATGCAAGAACTAAGGAAGTAGTCTACACATACGGAACTAAGCCTGAGGCAAAACCTGAGAGAGCACCTGTTAAGAAAGCCCCCGCAAAGAAAACTATCGCGGAGACAGCACCTACAAAACCTACGGCTGACATTCCTGAAATGTCTAAGGACGAGGCAAGGCAGATGCTTATTGACTACTGTTCTGCCAACGGTGTAAATATTCGTGAAGTAGGGCACATGTGCAACCTGAATAAGAATAGCACGGCAGACGACTTTGTGGACGCTTTGGCACTTGCTCAGGGCATGGCAACAGGTAGCATTAACAAGGAGGCAAACGCATAATGCAAGACACTGTAAGTGTAGATCGTAACCGATACATCGGAGGCTCAGATATCCCTGCGATTATGAATATCAGCCCCTTTAAGAAGAGATTTGATTTGCTCATGGAAAAGGCAGGACTGAGAGAAAGTGACTTTAAGGGCAATGCCTATACGGAATTCGGGAACACCCTTGAGCCTAAGATCAGAGAGTATATCAACCGTGAGTACAAGAAGAACTTTGTCGAGGGGAAGCACTTTCACCCACTGTATATTAACGGTGTAGAGTGCGAGGATATCTCTTGTAGATGCCACACGGACGGAGAAACAAGAAGCACGATACTTGAGATTAAGACAACAAGCATTGAGGACTTTGCTTATCCTGTATCTTCCTATCCTGATTATTTGGTTCAGTTGCTTTACTATATGCACATGAACGGCAGAAAGAATGGAATGCTTGCTATCTATGACCGCCCTGACGATATGGACACTGAGTTTGACGAAAACAGGCTCATTGTTTACAAGATCAAGTTAGAGGACTATACAGACAAGGTTAATGAGATAGTGGCAGCCGTAGAAAAGTTCCTTATTGATTTGGAACAGGTCAAGGCTAATCCCTCACTTGCGGAAGAGGACTTATTACCCGTAGCGGTACAGGATATCTCAAACAAGATGCTGAGGCTTGAAGAACAGCTTTTCTTATTCAAAGAGGTAGAGAAAGCCTACGAGAGCGAGAAAGCGAAGTTGTTACAGGCAATGCGTGATAACGGTATCCGCTCATGGAAAACGAAAAGCGGTATCAGTATAACAGCAGTCCCTGCCGTAGAACCGAGGATTGACTATAAGACAGTTTTCAATACTGAGGCGTTCAAGGCAAAACACCCGAAGTTGTACAAGAAATTTACGGAAGATGAAGAAGTAAGGATCAACGGCAAGAAAGCCTACCTTACAATAAGACACCCAAAGGAGAAATGATATGAATTGTGTAGTAATGACAGGAAGAGTAGTACAGGATTTGACCCTTAAGAAAACGGCTAACAGTCAGTATTGCCGTTTCCGCATAGCAGTAGACAGGAGGCTTAAGAAGAACGAGAGTGATTATTTCACTTGCGTAATATGGGGCAAGGGTGCTGAGGCATTAGTCAATCACTCTTATAAGGGAGCGAAGATATCTATTAGCGGTAGCCTTGTAACAAGCGAATACGTTGACCAGAACGACGTTAAG